TTAAAGCCAAGATTCCCGACAAGCCGCCGTCAAAGGCGGTTTTGATTTCCGTCCACGCCGCATCGGCCGCGCCGAACAGCGTGTCGAAAATCATCCGCCAGCCGTTGATAATCATCGCGCCGGTTTCGATAACCGCAGCCAGGATGCCGCCGATAACGGTGCCGACGGTAACGCCGAAGTTTTCCGCTTCGGCCGATGCGCCGGCGGTGCTGCCGGTAAACTCGCCGAACCATTGGATAAGTGGTTCGAACAGGGCGGCAAACGCTTCCCACAGCTGCTTGAGCAGCGGCATCACCGGTGCCATAGCAGCCTGAAAGCCTTTCCACACGCCGATAAAGTAGGATTTGATCGGCCCCCAGTATTTGTAAATCAGCAGCGCGGCAAGGGCGACGGCCAGCACAACCCAGCCGATGGGCGATGCCGAAAACACTGCGCCCAAACCCGACCACAGCCGCTGCAGCCAAACCATTACCGAACCAGCGCCGCGCAGGCGGGCAAACAGGCCGACGATACTGGTACCGATGGCACGGATGCCGCCGAATGCAGCGCGCAACCCGCCCGAAACCCTGCCGAACACAGCCAAAGCCGCGCGTGCCTGCCTTGCGCTCAACCCGAGCAGGCGCAGTGCGGAAACGGCACGCCCGGCGCGGAACAGGCGCAAGGCGGCATTAACACGCAGCAAGCTGGCGCTCAATCCAAGTCCGTATGACCTGATTCCAAAAAATATCGAACTGAGCCCGTTTAATCCAAAGCGCACCGCCAACGATCCGGCCTTAAAGCCCGCCATTGCCGCAATCACCAAAAAAATGTTTTTAATCAGCTCGGGGTGTGCTTGGGCAAAGCGGACAAAATCCTCAATCAGCGGTCTGAGACTTTTCAGCAGGCCATTAACGGCCGGCAAGATCACGCTGCCGATGCTGATGCCAAATTCGGTCAAACCGTTTTTCATCAGTTGCAGTTGGTTGGCGGTGGTGGCCGAGCGGTTTTCAAACTCACGCTGCATCGAGCCCAGATATTTCAGCTTGCCGCCGGCGTCGGTCTCGGCCAGCAAATCCAGCTGGCGGCGGTACTCGCCGACATTGTTGGCCAGCAACAGTGCATCGTCGGCATAGTTTTTGCCGAACAAATCCAGCAGCAGCGGGAACTGCTCGTCTTTGGGCAGCTGCTTCACACGCTCCAGCAGGTTGAGGATGGCGGCGTTGGCATCCTTGTTCATCGCATCAGCGAACTGTTTGGTGGTCAGCCCCAATTGCGCCAACTGGTCTTTGGCATCGCCGGTTTTCATAACCGACAGCGATGTAACCATCCCTTTCATTGCCTGCGCGGCCAGCTCGGGCGCCTTACCCATGCTCAAAAAGGTACTGCCCAATGCGGCGGCCTGGTTTTCGGTCAGGCCGAGTTGCTTGGTGTCGCTGCCGACGCGGGTCAGCACATTGACGATATCGGCGGCTTTGGAGTTGGCATTGTCCGACAGGTGGTTGATGGCATCGCCCAGACGGCTGATTTTGGGAATGGGGATTTGCAGCACGTTCGACAGCGTCGCCATCGCTTCGCCGGCGTCTCCTGCCGCCATATCGAAAGCCACGCCCATCTTGGCCGCATCGGAAGCAAAACCCAGCATGTCTTTGCGCGCCACACCGCTTTGGCCACCGGCCGCCACAATGGCGGCAATATCTTTGCCGGCCATCGGGATGGTGCGCGTCAGCTTCAGAATGTCGCGGTTCATCTGCTGGAACTGCTGCGGCGTGTCGAAGTCCACCACTTTTTTCACATCGGCCATTGCCGACTCAAACTCAATGGCCAATTTGACCGGAATGGCCACCACGCCCAAACCCGCAACCACCCCGAATACTTCGTCTTTCATGCGGGCACGGGCTTCACGGTTCAGCGACAGCCTGGTTTGGGCATAGTTCTGCCTGATTTGATTGATACGCATACGGCGGGCGATATCGCCCAATGCCTGATGCTGCCTGCGCAGATTTGCCAAATCATGGCTGGCGCTGCCCGTCATGCGGCTGATTTCCCTGCCCAGGCTGTTGTACTCTTGCCGCACCAGCCGGATACTCGGGCGCAAGTCCCGCGTGCCGCCCAAAACCGTCCGCAAAGCACTCAATGTACCGCCGAGAACGGTACTGACGCTTAAGGTAATTGATAATTCCGCAGACATGTTTTAGTATCCGAAAGAAGTTTTTTGAATTTGGACGGGAGCCTGATATGGCCTTGTTGATATTTTTCAGCCTTGTGTTTTTTTTGGCTTTTTCTGTACTGGGCGTGATTGCTGCAGCATTGGGAACAATCGTCGGCTTGTGGGATATTTTTATCAGCGTGTCCGGTATAGAAGACCGACGTTGGAAACGCAGGCACAAAACCGCAATGGCCATGCGTGCCGAGCGCGAAGCCGAGCAGAACCGGCGCTGGGAAGCGGCTCAAAAAGCCGCGCAAGAGCAGCCGGCCGCCTAAGCCCCTTTCCGATAGCCCGCCTTCATCTGGCGGGCTGCTTCTTTTAGGAAGGCATCAAACTCTTCCAGTTCCAAGTCATAGACCGACTGCACGCTCCAGCCGTACCACCACGCCATATCGGCTACTGCCGGCAGCAGGCGGCGTACAGTCTCTTCCAAAGGTTCGCGCGGTGCGTCAGTTGCCGGTGAATTCCCGAAGACACTCTCCCAGCGCCATAAAGTCGGCGCTGTCCAACATATCCAAATCCTCGGTAACCATGCCGGTGAGGCGGGCGATCATTTCAAAACTCTGCAAAGTTTCCGTTTCGCTCTCCGTTGACCCCTGTATGCGGGAAACCGCACGCAGGTCGCCCACTTTCGGGCGGCGGATGCGGATTTTTTCCAGCAGCGTGCCGTCGGCCAGCCGCACGGGATATTTCAAAACCACCTCTTTGACTACGCCCATCTGTTCTTGCATCTTTTGCGCTTCGTTCTGTGCCATTTTCCTGTCCTTAAAAAAACGCCGGGTGGGGCGGCCAAAAGAAAAACCCACCATCAAAATCAGATGGTGAGTTTAGTTTTCAGGCTGCCTTGCGGCTTTTAAACCGCTTTAAAAAACCGTTTATTACTGCCCCAGGTTGCGGCGGAACTTGGCGAACATATCCGCACCGTCCACGCGGTACTGGTTGGTAAAGGCGTCGAAATAGAGAATCTCGCGGCCGGCCACTTTCAGGCTGCCCGCATGGGCAAGAAAGGTGCTGGCAAACTCGGCGCGCTCTTTGGGTTTGTAGGTGCCCAGCGGCGATTTGGAAAAATTGCCGGTCAGCACGGCCACCAGCGGCACTTCTTCCACCCGCCCCAGCGCGTTGTGCTGCTGGATGTCGGCGCGGATCATCAGCTGCTGGGCTTTGAACGGGTCGTACACCGCGCGGAAAGCGTCGGGATAAAAGCCGTTCCAGTTGATTTCGGCCTCGCCGATTTTGATACCCATCGGCAGGGAAACGCCGATGGCCATGCCCAGTCCCTTGTACTCTTCCTGCTCGATTTCGATTTCAGGCAGTTTGATTTCGCCGCTGCGGCCGATTTGGGTATTGCCGTTCAAGTACAGCGCGGCGTTGTAGATTACGTTTAATTCGATGCTCATGGCTCAAAGCTCCTAGTTGCCTGCCTGTCCGGTCAGGTTGACCAGATATTTGCGGGTCATTTTGCTGGTGTTGGTGATGCGCTCGGCAGGCAGCTTGGGCGTGTAGTCGTACACCAGCGGCACTTGGCCTTTGGAAAAGGCGTCTGCCAAATCATAGTCGTAATCCAGGCTTACCGATGCGCCGACGATGCTTTTCAGGCTGCCCAAATAGACGCGGTAGCCTTCGAGCAGCGCATCCAGCAGCGCGTCTTCGATCGGGCGGTCGATGTATTGCAGCGCGTAGCGGCGCAGGCTCTCGTCGATCACATCGCCGGTGCGCTGGGCGACTTCGAAATTCTTAATGTGGCTCACGCTCGGGAAACAGGCCAGACGGTTGCCCCACATACGGAAACCGCTGCCGTAGCTGTTGAAGACAGTAGTAATGCCTTTTTCGTTCAGACGGTTGGTTTCGCTCTGCGGGTCGTCGCCGCGGGCGGTCAGGCCGACTTCCAAACCGGTTACGCCCAACAGCTCCTGATTGGAGATGCTCCACCAGTAGCCTTTTTCGACGTCGGTTTTCATGCGCAGGCCGGCGGCGTGGGTAGCCAGGCTTTCCAAACCCAGCAGGCCGACAACGTGCGGGAAAAACAGCTGGACGCGATCGGAGGCCGTCTGAAAGTTGATTGTGCCCAAGGAGCCGCGCCCTTCTATGGCCTGGCTCAGGCTGGTGCCTTTGGGGGCGCTGATATAGGCGATGGCTTTAAGTTTGTCGGCCTTGGCAATCATTGCCGCCGCGCAAGTGGCGGTTTGGTCGTATTCGGGCACGATGATGATTTTGGCGTCGGCACCCAGGCGGCTGTAACCCTCGACCAACAGTTCCAAACCGGTGCGCTTGCCGGTTGCCGCAACATAGGCACCGATAATGTCGGCTTCGGTAACTTTGGACGGATCGGTGTAGCTGTAGCTGATTTTCGGGTCGGCAGGTTTGGCGGCAAACACGATGTCGCCGGTTAAGGTATCGAGCGTGTAGCCGACACCTTCGGCAAGCGCCGTTGCGCCGTCGGAAACGGTGTAACCGCTTTGGATGGCGGGGTGTGCGATTTTGGCGCGCAGGGTGTCGGCATCGACGGCCAGCGCTTCGTCGACGACGCTGCTTTTGTGTTTGTCCGGGTCGCAGACGTTGACCACATAGGCGACACCGCTGCCGTAACGCGTCCAGATGTTGGCGGCATCAGGCAGGGTAAAGCCCGCGCCGGTCAGCTGGCCGCCGAATGCGGCAAAGTCTTTGGCGGTTTGGCATACGGTCAGTTCGTTGACTTTGCCGGTGGGAGCGGTGCCGACAAGGGCGGTAATCGCGCCGTCGACGGTATAGACGGGGCTGGAACCGGCATCGATGCGGATGGTCTCGGTACCGTGGTGGTAGGCTGCTGCCATAGGGTTCTCCTGATTGGGATTAAGGGGTTTGCGGGCTGCCTTGCTGCCGCAGATAGACGGAAGTCAGCTTGGGTGCGGGCGGGGCTTCGTACTGTTCGATCTGCTGGGTTTCGGTCTGTACTAAGAGCTGGTACTGCCACGCGCCGCCGTCTTCGGCCAGAAACTGCTCGCTGGCCAAATGGCAGGGCAGACAGTCGGGCGGGCGGTAGCCGACAATGGCCAGCCGCAACGCGTCGAGCAGGTCGAGTGCTGCGCCGTCGTGGTGCACGCCGCGGCCGAACACAGTCAGATGCAGGGTCAGATCGCGCTGCTGGGCAATGCGGCCGGTGTCTTCCAGCTTGCCGAAACGGCTGCCCTGGTATCCGACCAGCACCGCACCTTTGGGGTGCATAAAGCGGTATTGGGCGGGTTTGTCGGGGAACAGCTCGACGCTGTATCCGGCCAGTTTTCCGGCCAGATGGTCGCGCACGGCGGTGAGTATCGGCAGGGTGGCGGCCATCAGTAGCCCTCCCAGTTTTGTTTGGCCTTGGCGCGGACGTGATACGCCCCGCCTTCGGTCTGCGGCCGGTCGGGCGCATCGGCATCGTCGCGCACGCCCAGATGGATTTTGCCGTCGCGGATATTGGCCAGCACTTTGAGCGCGTTCTCGTAAGAGAGTTGCAGCGGCTTGGGAAACTCGGCGGCGTTGATGCGGCGGCTATGCAGCCAGTGCCGTGCGATGTCGGTGCACAGCGGCCGCAGGATGCTGGGAGCGGGTTCCAGCGGCAGGCGGTAGCGGCCGGTCAGATAGCCGTCGGCCAGTTCGCAGGCGTAGGCGATGGCTCTGTCGACGATTTCCCAATCGGGCTCGCTGCCGTAGCCGTCGTCGTTGGACAGTTGCACCAGCTCCACTTTACCGACGGCCGCAGCGATGTCCTCGCGCGTGATGTACACGGCTTACTCCTTCGCGCCTTTGCTGCCGCGTTTGGGGGCTTTGGCTTCGGCAGCCGGCGTTTCAGGCTGCTTATCCGTTTCAGGCTGCCCCTCGGGTGGGTTTTCAGACGGCGTTTCCGGCTGTGTCAGCGGCGTTTCGCCATCGGCCTGATAACCGGCAGCGGCCAAATCGGCCTCGGAGATTTCCGCCGCGCTGACGTGGGCGGCCACCAGCCCGTACTGTTCGGGCGTCAAATCCACCGCTTCGCCCGCTTCGATACGGTATTCGCGGCCGCTGTCGTCTTCCAAAATCAGCGGTGTGTTGGCGATATAGGTTTTCATGCCTAGCCCCCGATCTTGATGCGTACGGTTTCGTTGGCGGCTGCGGCATCGTCCAGCACATAGCCCGCCAACGGCGCATTGCCCGCCTGTTTGACCGCGCAGCCCTGCGCGTCGGCAGCCACTGCATCGCCTGCGGCCAGTGCGCCGCCCGTTTCGACTACGGCAATGCCGATGGCGTCGACGGCGGCAGTATCGCCCGCAGCGGTGTCGTAGGGCGCCACGCCCAGCACCGCTTCGCCCGCTTTGGCCTGCTTGCCCGCGTAGTTCACAAAGCGGTTGGCGACGATTGCGCCTTCCGCGCGGATGGTGGTGGTCAGCACCACCTGTTTGGTTTTAGCCATTTTTTCTCTCCCAAGGCAGCCTGAAAGCCTTTTCAGGCTGCCTCAAATTGTTTAGGCGACTGCCTTTTCAAACAAATAGCCGCACGCGCTGCCGACCACCGCCGCTTTGCGGATGTCGGTGTAGCGGGCGTATTCCACCTTGCCGCCCACGCCGTCGAAGCGGTCGACCAGCGGCATACCGCGGCGGCGGAAGGTGTAGCCGAAGGCCGGTTCGCCCTCGTCGTTGCCGTCTGAAACGGCGTGCGGGCGCACAATCAGGCTGGCGAATTTGCCCCAGATGTCGGCGGTCTGCTTTTTGCCGTCGGGCACGGATACCGCCGCGCCGACGATGATGTCGTCCAAATCCAACAGGTTTTTAATCTGCTCGACGGAAAGCAGCGTTTTGCGCTCGGATGAGGACAAGGCGCCGCGCAGGCCGTCGTGT